AACTATGTCTAAGGCTCGCAATCATGTAAACACTATTGCAAAGACAGCTGATAAAGCAATTGAAAATAGAATTGTATTGCAAGGCGAAGAAAAACCTAAAGCACGTAGAGGTCGTCGTAAAAAATCAAACGCGAACGTAAATAAAGATTAAACAATGAAATGCTATAAACAATTAGTCCAATCTAAGTTTTTAGCTAAAGCATCTGAGGAGCTTTCACGTGCACGCAAAATTGTGAACGATGAGGAAGCTCCTCTTTTTGATACAGCTCTAATATATAATAAAGCTGATAGAAAATATATTTACGATTGCTATGTAGAGGATTTTATGTTACTAGCTGAAATAGAAAATGAATTTGATCCGGAAGAGGATTATAAAGATGTAATATTCTATTTGCAGGAAGACTATATTCTCTTTATCTATAGTAGATCTCGAAAATTAATTAAGGAAGCTGTTCTGTATTCTTATAACGTACATGGCGATATTCCAATTCACAAATCAAAACATACCATTCACAATAAGGTATGGTTTACTGCTCTAGTAGATACTAGAATGCCTTTCCTAACATCTTCTCCAAATTAAAGCTTGCTAGTTTGATAATTAATTAGTATAGTTAGCTATATGGAAACAAAAGCAAAAACTACAAACAAAAGAACACAAGAGGTACATACAGTATCTTGTAAGTGTTGTGGAGCAGAAAAGAAAGCTGCTATTACTGTAACATCATACACCTGCTGGGAGTGTGTTGTAGATTCTTGGTCACCTGAGGATGCACCTAAGAAAAAGTCAGTCGGATATCCAAAGGGATGGAGATTTATGAAACAATTTGTACACGAGAATGGTACAGTATATTTTCGAGGAGAGGAGCAGGAAGAACTGAAAGGTACTCTTCCAGCCACACCTTTGACAGTGAAGGAGCCAAAGATTAAAAAAAGTAAAGTACAAAAGGATCAGGAGAAGCAAGAAGCTTTAGCTAGATATAGTAAGCTTAAAAAAGACTTAGTTAAAGAGGCTAGAGTTACTTATCGTAAAAAGATTGAAATAGAATTAAAACGGTTACAAAAACTAATATAAGTTATGAATTTTACAGCAGAGCAGTTACAAGAAAACTTTGATAAACTTATCAGTTACATTGATAAGTACTTTGAAGGAGATAGAAAAGAACAACTAAAGAAGTTGTATATGGATCACGAAGAGCGTCTCTTATTGATGCCAGCAAGTGGTAATATTAATTATCATAACTGCTTTCCAGGTGGATATGTAGATCATGTTATTCGAGTTATCGATATGGCTATTACAGTAAATGAGGTATGGGAGTCGTACGGAGCTAATATGAATCATACACAAGAAGAGCTCATCTTTGCAGCACTTAATCATGATTTAGGTAAGATTGGTACAGAGCAAGCTGAGCAATATATTATCAATCCTTCAGAGTGGCATAGAAAGAATCAAGGAAAGATCTATACTAACAATCCAGTAAACTCGTTTATGACTGTTCCAGATAGAAGTTTAAAACTTTTATCGGATAGAGGAATTAAAATAACCGACAATGAGTGGTTTGGAATTAAGCTACACGATGGAATGTATGAAGAGTCTAATAAGCCTTATTACGTTAACTACAATCCAGAAAGTGCACTACGTACTAACCTACCCTATATATTACATCAAGCAGATATGATGGCATCTAAAGTAGAAAAGGATTTAATAGGTAAACAACTAGACGTTCAATCATCAGCACCAAGGACTAATGTTAAACCTACCAAACGATCGTTAACCATTCCTGAATCTATATCACAAGAGCAGAAGGATGATTTAATGGATGTATTTGGAAAACTTTTTGAATAATGATAGTAGCACTAATTATAACAATTATCTGCAACCTTGTATTAGGTTACTTGGTTTACGCTAACTGGAAAAAGTCAGAAAGAGCTTCTGAATATTGTGAAGCCTATGTGCGTTTTATCTCAGTTTTATTCTTACGCTTTACTGAAACGCGTAATAAATTGCAAGAGGTAGATCGCCTAGGAGCATTTAAAGCCGACGATGAAGTGGGCTTTATATTTAAAGATATCGACGAATCGATCGACGATTTATACCAATTTATAACAAAGTATGTCAATACAACAGAAGATAAAGAAAACGAGAAAGCCGAAGACTAAGAGATTATACTTTGGACCAGACGTCGACTTTGAGATAATAAAATACAACGAGTCAGAAGATTTCTTAGAAAGAAGTAGAATTTATCAAAAAGGTATTCAACCAGCATTTGAGAAGCTAGTTGAAAATATTATTCATACTTTTAAATTCTACTATACTGGAGATCAAACAATGCAACAACAGCAGCATGAGGTGGTTAGTTTTCTAGTAGAGAAGCTTCCTAAGTTCAAGCAAGCAAACGGAAAGGCATTTAGTTACTTCAGTATAGTTGCTAAAAACTTTTGTATTCTTAAAAACAAAAGCAACTACAAAAAGCTACTAAGTCATGATCGATTAGATGTAGGTAGTGATCTTGTAATGGGAACAACTTATATTGAAATTGAAGATAAAGAGCAACAGTTAAATATGTTTGTTAACAAGTATGTGGAGTATTGGGATGAGAAGATTGAAGAGGTTTTCTCAAAGCAAAACGATAAAGTTTTAGCTTATGCAATATTACATTTATTCAAAACTAGAGATACTATCGAGTTGTTTAATAAGAAAGCACTTTACATCTACATAAGAGAGATGTCAGATGCAAACACTCAACAAATAACAAGAATGGTAAAGTTCCTAAAAGATAAGTATAGGATAATGTATAACGATTACTTACAGTACGGATACATACCAAAGGATAAAACATATTAATGTTAATTGCAATAAACAAAGAAGAGCTAATATCCATACTAGAATCCCAAATTAAGAATTGGGAAGAAATAGGTGGAGGTGCAAATCTTGAAGCTTATGAATTTGATCCTAAGAAAGTCGGTAGGCAAGAGCTTATCGACTTAGGCTTTTATCAAAACCGTGATCCATGGATAGCGGGAGTTCAAATTAAAAAGCTTCAACAATACCTTAACGAGGTAAAACAAAATCCAGGTATAAGGATTTAGTACTATTTTTGTTTGCTGCTATTTATATAAAAGTAAAGCATATGGATAAGGATAGTTTGCTGTTTGGAGATAAGACATTCTCAGATTTACTGCAGGATGTTTACGTAAACACAAAGAAAAAAGAAACACAAATTAATGGGTTGATTGAGCAATTGAAGCCGATGATTAAGAGTATGACTGACGCTTCTGTTATGGTACCACTTGTGAAAGAGTACTTGGAAGTCTCAGTAAAAAACGATGATAACTTAGTTAAGTTAACAGCAATCATTCAAAGATTATTAGTCAGTACAACAAAGATTCCAACAGATGGAGAATTTGGTTTATCTGAATCAGAGCGTGCTCAGCTAATGTCCGAAGCTCAAGAACTAATAGACAAAGCGTAAGCATGGGAATGTTTGACATCTTTCAAGGTCCATATGGTCAAAATCCAGTAGAACCCGGATTACAGAGGCAGCGTATTGTACCTGCCCATGTGCTCGAGGTGTGTATGGATACTGAGTCAAAGATGTATGAAAACCCAGCTGATATTGGTAAAATTAGATATCGAGATGTTGGAAACCTTACTCCATTTAGAAGTAGGATAGAGGATGAGATAACAACAGAAGCATGGCCAATGGATAGAGCGTTAGGTCGATATCCACTACCTGGAGAACAAGTAATGATTTTTGAGGCTTTTGGTGATGTTAAATTACCCTCAGCAAACGCATTACAGCGAATATCTTTTTATGCATTTAATGTGAATACCAATCACATTATTACATCAAATCAAACTCCATTTATAATATCCAACGTAGATACTATATCTAAATCACGAGTAGCAACTTCAATTGCAACAAAGCGGTTTAAGAATAAATTAATTGATGAAGCAGTATATAGAGATGGAGATGAGGTTAAGATATATCCGCAAATCCAACCTTATGAGGGGGACTTTATACTACAAGGACGGTTTGGAAATAGTATACGTTTAGGATCAACAGCTCCTAAAACTGAAGGCAAAAG